TGCCCCTATTACAGCCCCCATAATTGTACTAATCGCCGCTGTTACCATTGCCATTTTAATCTGCTTGTGTGCTTCGGCTGGTTCCTGTTCTAGCTTCTCTAACCGTTCCCCTTGCTTTTCTAACTCTTTCAACATATTTCCCATATTAACCGCCATTTCTTTTACTGATATGGTTAGATCACTGATTTGGCGTACACTTTCTTCCACCAGTTCTAGCCTCTTATTCTGTCGGTTATTTTCATCTATCAGACGTTGATTTTCTGTTTCCATAGTTCTTCGGAACTCGTCATGCTCTGCCCTTGTAATTGCTGTATCCATCTTCTTTTCCTTTCTCCTAATTCTCTTCCACTACCAACTCCTGCCTTCCAGCCCTCTCCAATTCTTCCTTTACTTCTTTTCTTAACCCTTCTGGAACCTGCCCATACCTCTTTCTTCCTGAAAGAATCTGATTCACCCATAACCTTGTAATAGCTACTTTACTCATCTTTTTCCCCTTCCCTTTCTGTTGCATATACCTCTGTACTCATTTCCAACAAACACTCTTCCAACTGTTCTATCCATGTTGCCTGGCTATCCATATCTCTTGCCTGCTCTTCTAACTGTTCTTCTTGTTCTGCCACCTTTGCTTTTAACGCCAATACTTCTGCATCCATAGTACTTGGTGTTACCTGCTCTACTTCATATCGCTTTCCTATATAATTCACGGTAAACTCTGAATAATTGTAATATACACATTTTGGTTGTTGATCCGTTTCATTCTCATAATATTGGATTGGTTCTTTGTTTTCATTAAGAAGCTCATACAACGTATGAAAATCAGCTTCTTCCTCCTTCACGATAAACCGTAATACCATTTTCCCATTTGGATACCGATATGGATAAAACTCTCTCACTTTTACTATCGTTTTCCCTACTTGAATCTGCATTTCTTTTCCTCTCTTCCCTTCTTTAACTATACATATCTCTACAAATAATATCCTTTATTTTTGTCACAGAAGAACTCACATAAATCCCTAATTCTCCTATTTTTCCCTTTAACACTACGTCATCCCCCTCATCACCAAGATAAATCCGTTTACAATTTACTGGCACAGTATCTTCTATATACCCATAATAATAGCCCTCTATCGAATCATACTCCATATATAACGTATCTGATCTGGTTCCTGTATCATATCGAAACCATGTTTCATCTTCTCCATTGGAGCAAACATACATATCTACCGTAAACCCTTCCCCAAATGCTACATAGGTTCCATTTAACATTACCCGTATCTCTGCTCCTGCCAACGTTTCTGCATTAGCAGCAGAATTTGAAATTGTCACATGTGCCCTATTATTCCAAACATCTCCACCAGCATAAGCGGGTCCACCACATACCGAATATAAAACTTCAATCGTTACTCCCTCTGGCCATATCGTTTCCCATGCCCCATTTTTATAAACCTTCCCTTCTGTAATTTCCCTCCATGCTCCACTAGAATACCGTTTGATACTGCTTACATCTTGCCATGCCCCATTGGTATATTTTTTTATACTCATCTTCTCACCTCACCAAGCCCAAAGAACAGAACTACTAGAAGGCGTAGAAGATTGGATTGCCACTCCTTTGACACTTGTTGCCACAGGCACCCCATTGGAAAAATACACTGGCTGCATAGTAGAACCTGCATTGGCATTTAACTTATTGGCAGAACTGGCGGCTCCCCCTGCTGTAGAAGAGCCTGCATAGGTATGGGTATGCCCTGTTTTTGCAAAAGCAGAAGCATGGTATCCATCTACGGTATCTGCATTACATTGATCTTCCTCTGCCTTCGCATCCCATTTTCTCTTTTCTTCTTCGGTTACATGAACCTTCCCATCTTTTACATGTTTTTCTGTTTCTTCTACTTTCTTTTTTAAGTACACATCATTGTTTAACAATGCCCCTTTTATCCCATTTTCTAGCTCTGCTGTTAAATACTCCTCTTCTTCTACCTGATGAATCTCCTGCTGAAACTCTGGTGGTTCTTTGATCGCTAAATTTCCCATAGAACTTTCCTTCCCCTCCTAACCACATCAAAAAGAGCACCCTCTCGGATGCCCTTACTTTCTATTTGCAATCTATTTCGTTTTGTGTTATACTACCTTTATCAAAGGGAACACCACCCACAAAGTGGTTAGCCTCTATATTTTAAGTGAAATAACTGCCTGTCAGGCCAAGACAAGGGCAGTTATTTTTTTGCCTATTTCCTATTCTCTAAACAGGAGATAAGCGCAAGCAAGAATAACCCGAACGTCAACATCAATGATATTGCTTCGTATGTACTCATGTGCACCACCCCCCTTCTTTGGTAAAAAGAGAGGCAAACTACCCTATCTGTGGTGTCCCTTATATTTTATTATAACACAATCCTTCGAATGGTTCTATTCCTTTTTTTATAATACTTTCTTGGCTGCCCCATTTACTCCTACATACATACTACACCTCTTTACCTTCCCATTTACCCCTGCATAGGCTGCTTGGATTGCCCTGCTTACGCCACTCACTCCTACAAAGGAACCATGGTTGTCATTACAAGCTGTGTTGCAAGTCCCTGTACAGGTTCCTTTACATGTTTTTTCACATTCCCCCTCACAGGTATCCTCACAACTTCCTTCACAATCCCCTTCACAGCTTCCTTCACAGTCTCCCCCACAACTATCTGTACATTCCGTATAACAAGTATTGTCGCAACCATCACAATACCCTACACAACCATCATCACAACCCCCACATCCCGTACACTCCCCACAAATATTTTCACAACTATCACCACATTCCCACGCCATTCTTTATCACCCCTGTTCTCTTTCCCGAAACGTTAGGTTCAAATATTTGTTTTTCTCGGAATATGTAGTATAAATAGAGGCCAATGTGGGAAATCCTTGGTATGTTTTTACTGCCACCCCATTTTGATCTACCACTGTGATTTCTTCCATTCCTATGGTTTTATAATAATGCACTGCCTCATCTCCTGTGATACTCCCTAATACAGACATATCCACTTGTACCACTAAGGATTTCACCACTTCCTGCCCTACCAAATCAATCCTCTCATCTACACGGTTTACATGCTGAATTTCTGTCTTTCCATCTTGTAAAAGAATTTTCATCTAGTTTCCTCCCCCTGCTAATTCTTGTAATTTCTCATATTCTTCTTTCCTCACAATTTCTTTTGCCTTCTCATACGGCAGAAAACAACCCATTCTTTCTGGCACTCCCTTCTTCCTATAATATGTGTTCCAAAAATATACATTCGCTAATGCCCTTGCCTTATGCATCCCACAAATAAAAGTTGCCCTTTTATCTGGTGTCCCAAACTTTTGATAATTATATGCGGTGCACCAAGCACAACCATCTGCAACAGGACACAAAAAACATTCTTCTGTTGATTGGGATTTTCTTGTAATGCCTTTTAAACAAGAAAGACAATCCTTACACTGCTTCGAAATACCTATTCCTTCCTCTAAACTTCCAATTACCATTGGTTCCTGCTCTGTCCCTAGAGAAGTCTCCATAAAACGGATACAAGGATATAACCACCCATCTGGATCACAAGCAAGCATCCTTCCATTCCCACCACACCAGTTTTCATTCTCACTTTCTTGTAATGGTCCAAAACTATTCTCTAAGAAAAGGGAACAATAGGTGCTTTCTACTAAATCCTTTTCTATATAATACTTGGCAAGTTTTTTCAACTGCTGGTAAAAGATAGCTGGGTGGACTTGGTTATCCCATACATCTTCAAACACACAGTTCGCATGAATATCCCGAAACCCTATTTTATGTAAATGGATCATGGATTCATATAAGAATCGAATATTTTCCGGTGAAATGGTAACTTTTGTCCCTGTATTCCCATACTTCCTTAAACTATCTTTTACCGCTTTTTCTACAAGATCATACGAAGGGCTTCCATCTGGAAACCGCCGGCAAGCATCATGCAATTCCTTATTCCCATCAATCGTAATACTTAACGAAGTCCAGTTCCCATACTCTTTCAAGAACTCCTGAAATCGTTTATCAAAATATAAGATCCCATTGGTACAAATCGAAAACCGATGGAACTCTAACCACGGGTGATGGAGAAGGATCATTCTTTCTGTTACATAATCACAGATTCTTCGGATTAACTCGATCTCCAACAAAGGTTCCCCTCCAATAAACTCGATCACAATTCCCCCTGTATTATCTTGACTGATATACTGGTTCCCTCTTGCTGATAAAAGCTGATCCACAAATTGCTTTGCTGTCTCAAAGGACATGGATTTCTTTTTCTTATGGGTCTGGTAACAATAACTGCAGTTCAAGTTACAATCATCTGTTACCTTAAAGGTAACGGTCCTTACTGCCCTCCATGTCCCTTCTGCTACCTGCCCCTTCTTTTCCTCTAAATCAGGAAATAGCTTTGCAATATAATCTGGATAATGGATTGGCTTGTATCGTTTTCTCATACAGATACTCCTTCTTCTGGTGTTGGTATTGGTATATCCAGAAATACCACACAGATACTACAAGTACTATACTCCAACGACCACTGGAACCTCCTGCCTGCATACTCCTTAAGGATACAAGTATTTACATATTCCACCATTTGTTGGAATTCCCGATAAGAATCGTCATAGAATTCCTGATAATAGGAAAGGATTTCTTTGTTATAAACCCCATTCGTATCTTTTAAAATACTTCGTAGAATCTCTTTCCTTCCCCGATATAAATAAGTAGTACGTTCTATCTTGGCAGCCAGTTCTTCTGTAATGGTTATGGTTACTTTCTTTTCTTGTGCCATGTCTTTTTCCTTTCTTTTCACTATGAATCTTTTTCCTTCCTAAAAAATCCTCTTAAGAATATAATAAATACACTTCCCCATTATTTAAAGAACCAGGGACAGACGTACCAAACTTCACATTCCTCAACTTGGAAGTGGCGTAATCTGTCCCTGGTTTTACTGAAACATTCTCTGGAAAAGTACCTGCTGTAATGCTACTTGCACTTTGTGTATGCGCTGATGGGGGCATAGAGGAAGGTAAGGTAACATCCATTCTTACTTTTTTTGTCGCATTATCCCCATTTATGGATACATTGTCCCCTGCTACAATCTCCACCTGGGCAGTCTTACTATTTGCTTCTACCAGCACATTCCCAACTTTCACCTTACTAAAAGCGTTCTGGTTTACTTCTGCCCCTGCTGCTATGTGATCTAATTTCTTTTTATCTTCGGGGGACATCAACCCTGCCTTGGTTTTTGTTACTTCCTGTGTAGCAGCCATATCCCACTTCTTTTTCTCCTCTTCTGACACATGTATCTCTGTATCATTATTATGTACATTTGAAGTAAGAACCATTTCTTCCAGTTTTTCTTTTAAATACACATCATTATTTAAAAGCTGCCCTTTGATTTGATTCTCGATATTGTCAGTAATCAAATCGGACTGTTTTACTTGGTACACTTCACTTGTAAACTCTGCTGGGCTTTTGATTGGTAAATTTGCCATACCTTACCACTCCCTTCTTAAAAGATCTCCTGGATCGAAAAATCGAAGAGCATATCATCATCTTTCCCTTTCTTAAGGAAAGTCCGATACATTACCAAATCCCCCTCTTCGTCAAATAGCCCTACTTCGGAGATATATTTCTGGGCTAATTCGGTTTTTCCTAAACTAGATTTATATTCGCATGTGGTAGGGATTGGGTACCCATGGGAATCCACTTCCCTTCTTAACAACTCATTACGAAGGGATACTTCTTCCCCTGTTACTGGTAAGGGAGTGCCTGCCTCATCTACCCCTCCCTCTCCATAGGCTATATACTTAATTTTAGGCAGTACCATATCCCCTGCATGAGACTTGCACATCTTTTCCCTGCCTTTTTGTGTGATTACTGCATTTGCCATCTTTTTCTCCTTTCTTTACAAGATTACAAAACTTCATGGATTATTTTACTATCATATTTCCTTGTCCCATTGTATTGGTATTTGCCATTATACTGTGTTAGGTGTTTCCCAACGGTTAAAGAAACTTGATAAGTTGGAACACTCCCTTTATGAGTCGTTTTTATTTTTAACCGATTTCCTATTCCAACTTTAGGATTTGTTTCTGATAGATAAAATATCTTTGTTTCTTTATTTTTAATTTGTTGCTTTGCTTTATCATGTAACCCTATTTTAGGAATGTGATCATATACAAACAAACGTGGGATAGAATAAGAAAGCTTCGTAGGATATAAGTCCACAAAGGAATCTGTTTTATAGCCATTATACTTATATTTATTATAGGGTGCTGTCCCATCATACATAAGATAGGGTAAATTATAACGGGGATAGAAATCATGGATAAAATTTAGTTTACTTTCTGATTTGATTTCTTCACTGACTTTTATTACCTCTCTCCTAGCATAAATAAATACTAAATTTAATGGGATCATCTCTTCTAACATGGTACGGATAATCTGTGCTTCTTTCAAGGTCCTCCCACTAATAGCGACCTTTAACCAGTATATATCTGGATTACATATAACTTGATATTCTTCGCCTTCCAGCATAGATTGAATCCGTTCATGCAACATACGCATTGTGAAAGGCAAACGCTCATTTAGCTTTTCCTTAATACGGCAATTCCTGATTTCTAAGGAATCTGTCCTTTTAGGTTGCAATTCTAAAATTTTTTCCCACCTAGAAGCACCATACCCACTATGTAACTCTAAAAAACCTTCTTTTATGGTATTCTGGGTATCCTTCCAAAGTTGTTCTACCACATCTTGCTCTGCATCCATCAAATGTTTTATTTCTTTTAGGTCCCCTATTACAGGAGGCAAATAATTAAGTAATTTCCTGTCCAATTATCTGCCCCCTTTCTACAATACAGTCAGTATCTAAAAATAGATTCTCTTCTGCCCCATTTATTCTGGTATCCCTAATATCTACAACTCCTTTTACGGTTAGAAAATCAGATTCAATCCTAGAAATCCTTACGACTAAATTACTTTTACTTGCCCAAGTTTGATTTAATTCTTTTACATAATTATTTAATACCTCTTCTAGGTATGGCTCTACATCTTCAAATACATACCCTTGTTCGAAAAGTAAGTTTGTATGAATATGAATCGTCACTGGAATCGCAGAACAAACATGTGCCTGATGCCCAATCGGTGCCAAACCATACCCTTCTCCAGCACATTCCTCTGGGTCTATTTTTTCCTGTACCTGAAATACTAACTCTTCACTAGCTGCTGTATATTCTGAAGAAATAATTACACATTTTACATGCCCGCCTACCCGTTCATCTGCTTTATTTGTGGTACGGTAAACTTTACAGCCTCCAACTCCCTGTATCGCAGTAATCTTTTCTATATAATCTGCCCTGTTTCCTCCAAATGCTTTTGGAGAAAACGATTGTATATAACGTTCCCGAAATGCTTCTGTTTCTTCCTCATCTTCCCCAGGAATTAAAAGTTCTGTCAATTCTGCATAAGAAAGCCCCTGAATATAGCCAATTGGAATTAATGTTCCAAACTTCCGATTCCCTATACTTCCAGCTGCTTCACATTGTAACTGGTAGGTATGGTCCATATGATCTAATTCTTCTAGTACTACATAATTCCATTCCTCTAAGCTAAACCGTGCACCAATAGGCACTTCTTTGTTAAATTTCCCTTTTAAAATAGCATGGCTTGCTTTTTTAGGGGAAAGCCCCCTTTCTGCTGCCCGCCGGATTAAATATTCTCTATTTGCCGTATCTGCAAAATATTGATCCAACATCCAGTCCAGTTCAATATAAAGCTGTGCCATCTCTGCAGCAGCAGGGGCTAGTGCATCCCATATAACAGAACCTTCTCGTTTATCTATGTTCATGGGTACCCTTTTCAGCAAATCCGCCATAATGGTTTCATATGTTTTCTTTTCATACATTAAAAATTCACCACCTTTTCTAATTCTATTGCCCCAAAGATAGTATGTACCATAAAAGAAACACAAACTTCGCCTTTGTTAGGGGAATCAAATTTAAAATTATCGACATGTTTAATACGATGATCCCATGTTAATGCTTCTGTAATCCTCCGTTCTAATTCAGGATATACATAAGAAACGGCTTCCCCATACAAATCTGCTAATTCAATCCCATAGTTCCAGGAATATATTACATATTGATAGCGTTCAGTAGAAAGAATTTTATAAATTGCTTGGATCATGGCTTCCTTTCCATCTATGCCGCCATAAACCTGATTATTTTGCAGATTTATTTTATAAGTATTGGTTGGTTGATTTATAATTTTTAAATTTTGCTTTGGAAAAGCACTAATCGAGGGAATCATTTCCCTACCCTATCTATTACGATATATTTTTGTCCCTCTTGCTGCCTTAAAAGAAGCACTTCATCCCCAACAACCAACCCATTATGAACTATCAGCTTCTTTCTCCCGGCAACCTTATGGTTGTGAGAAGAAAAGGCAGCTTCCCCGCTGCCTCCACCCCTTTCTTCTGTTATCCAATCTATGCTTACTTCTGTGGTAAAGTCTGTTACGTTCCTTGTAAAGATAAGCTGTGCTTCCCCCAGCGTTATTTTCTGCTCTACCAGTATTTTAACAGGAGAAGAACTTATTACCTTCCCAAAACAAACTTGTACAGGCTTTGTTGCTTCTGTTGCTTCCACAGATGCTTTTTTAATTAACTTTACTAATTCTGCCACATCAGCCAAGAAATTCACCCCCTCTAAGTGTTACATCCATAAAATGAGAGTCTAGCTGAAAAACATGTTTACACTTTTCCACCATCATAAAGTGGCTTATTTCCATATCCCCTAAATGTAAAATCACTAATACCATGCTGCCAGCCCTTACCCTTATATCCCCAAACACATTTGTTATTCTCAGGTTCCTTGTTTTTTTATTATAAAGGTCCAAGAGGGCATCTGCTTTTTCCTTCCCATTTTCCTCCTTGGAAAGTGTATCATAATACTGAAGGATACCCCATTCCTGAATATGTTCAGAATCTTTTGCCATATAGATTTCCCTAGTTCCTGTCTGTTCGTTGTCATAGGTTAATTTAATTTGGTTATAGGTATTGGTATCAATACTGGAAGTGTATTCAAAATTTTCCCCAGATTCTTCATCAATCGTAAAATAAGCACCTGGTTCCCCCACATACATAGAAGATATATTTTTTAATGTCAGCTTTCCAAAGTCATCATATAATACAAACATCTCTTTTGTATTCATTAGTGTTATATCTAAGGCACTCTCTATCATATCAAACAGGGACGTATTCTCTTCTACACGGGATGCTATTGCAAAATGAGTATCTTCTAACTCCCCTGTATGTAGAGAAAAATCATCTGCCAACATTTGAATAAATTCCGATGCCGTCTTATTTTCATACACATAGGTATCTTTATTTTTCAAGTACCTCATTTGATCGTAAGCAGTCACAGTAATCATCTGGTCTTTATTTCTCTTTTTACTAAACACATATCCCAAAAATACTGGGGTTTGATTCACTTCTAAATGTACCTCTGCCCCTTCTGAAAACTGGATTATACTATCTTTCACCACTTGAAATACTAACTTTCCAGGAGTACTTCTCCTTTCCGTGGTCCATTCAATCCCTTCTTCTACAATGGGCTGATATAACTTTTCCCCTGCTGCATCAGAAATAAACAGTGCAATTTCCATTATATCCCCCTTTCTAAACAACTGGTATTACAAGAACTTGTCCTGGATATATGACATTAGGGCTTCCCTTTATTACCTCTTGGTTCGCATGATAAATCTCTGTATACTTGGAGCCATCACCGTAAAACTTTTTTGCAATATTCCAAAGACAATCGCCTTCTACCACTGTATATTGTTGTTGTTCTGTTGGTTCAGGGCTTGTTTCTGCTGAACGGGTTTCTTGTATAACTGCTTCCAATCCAGAATCCTGTATATCCACTATTTTTGTCTGGTATGCTTGGTATTGCTTTAATTTTATTTTTATGGTTAAATCAAACCCATTGTTGGCATCTTCTGTAATTCCATAGTCCTCCATGGAAACTTTTATATTGGTGTTAAACAGAAGTTTACCACTTGGCAAAACCCTTGAAACAATAAATTGAAAAGGAGCTTGATCCGTTTTTAATTTTTCAAAATAATCTAAAAAATATGCTGCCTCTTGGAATCCCGAACGATAAACCGCATATGGATACCTCACTTGTGGTATCTCACATTCAAATTCAATCTCTGTCAGCCCTGCTTTTTTTAATAAATTTACTTCTCCCTCATTAATTAAAGTAATTGTTTTATTTGCATTTTTTATCTTCATCTGCAATTTCTTTGGGGCAACTGGCAATAAACATTTTTTTAAATAAAAATCATACCCACTCCTTGCCATTACTCATGTACTCCTTCTGCTACCATGTCAACTGCTTCTATCATCGCATCTGTCAATCCTGAAACTACGCCATCTAAATCCGTGCCATTCTTAATATGATTCCGCATCCCAGACTGATCAATATGGATTTCAGCAGTTGTAAAACGGTTGATTGTCTCCTGTTCTGCAATATCCCGTAAATATTTTAGTTCCTCGCTGGTTATGTCCATGGAATTTGCCATTTTTCCTGTATTCGTTGCAATACTATTAATCCCTTCCCCTAAAGGACCATTGATATAATCCTCTTCAGAAGGAATATTCGATGGACCAAAAAGAGAGGTTAGATCAAAATTAGCAATTTTCTCATCAATTCCTTCCCCGAAAGAATTCCCAGCATCCCAGACATCTTTATAATCCATTCTATAGTTTATTGTTGGTGCAGAGCGATTTAGTGTAATAGCATCTTCATTTTTCCCCCAGCCTAAAACAGAACTTTGAAGCTCACTTAAACCAGATGTCCAGTCAGTCCCAAATATAGCATCAATAATCTTAGTCACTACCATCCCAAGTGATAAAAACCATGAAATAATTTGCCCTATTAGATTTGCAACTGCTCCTCCAAAGCTGTCAAAACCTCCATTCGCTACGTTTAATATCCATTCTACAATACCTATAAAGGGGCTTGCAAAAGACCAAACACCTTGAAGAATCGCATTAATTAACCCTATCGCCGTATTGAGTATAAACGCTCCTGCAACTGCTATTACCCCACATATGATTCCTGTTGCAGATACAGAAGCCCCAGCAAGCTTATTAAATGCTGCTACCACAGCATAAATAATAGCAATTAATGCAATAATCAAAATAATAATCCATGTAATAGGGCAGGCAAGCAAAGCAGCATTAAAACCATACTGTGCCGCCGTTGCTGTGAAAGTTGCTCCTGCTCCCATAGCAAGAGAAGCAGCATGAATTTTTTCCGCAACTGTTTTTGCTGCTGTGACTGCTGCTGAAATTCCGGTAACTGTATTATACAAAAGCATTGCCCCATAATATACCATCAATGCCCCTGCCACTCCATAAATAATAGGCGATAACCACGACCAATTGTTAATCAAAATATCTGCACCAGCCCCAAGCAAATCAAAAAGCTGCATGGTTATACCAGCAGCTGCTGACAACGCCCCTATCATACCATTCACAAACTCCTGAAACCTCTCACTATTGGCAATATCATTGCATCGTTGTAAGACAGGCTGAAATGCCATAAGGGCATGATTTTCAAAAGAGGTCCAAATCTGTTCAAAAGTTTTTGGCATATTTTCAAATTTTTCATTCGTTTCATCAGCCGCCGCAAACATAGCTGCCTTGACAATATCAGCAGTAATTTCCCCTTCCCCTGCCATTTCCCTTAATTTTCCTTTTGAAACACCTAAATAATCTGCAATTGTCTGAATGATGTTTGGGGCTTGTTCTAAAATACTATTATATTCCTCACCACGAAGAACCCCAGACCCCATGGCCTGCGTCAGTTGCAACATAGCAGCATCTATCCCTGATGCCTCTGTCCCAGCAATAATAAACTGTTTATTGACCTGTTCCATAAAGCCAATAATTTCTTCTGAACTGCCAAACGCATCTCCTGCCATAAGCCCAAGCTTCGAAACAGCATTTGCTGTTGCTTGATAACTCCCCCTTGATCTTTCTGCTGAAAGAAAAATCATATCCTGTAACTCTTTTGTTGACTGCAACCCATCATTCATCATATCTAGGCGGGCCGTTGTCGATGTCATTTGATCAGATATGTTTAACACATTTTTTACAGTCTGCAAGGAACCATATGTTACAGCTACCCCTTTCAACATTTGCATTAGTTTATTGGATTCCTCTTTTCCTTGCTGAATCTCCTGGTTAAACTGTCCCTGTGCATCCACATTATCCCGGATATAACGTTCTGTACCACCAATCACCTGCTGTAAACGTAAATATGCCTCATTTGCAGACTGGACATCTAAGTTTTCTACAGCCCGGTTTAATTCCCTTTGTGTTTGGATCGCCTGGCTTAACTGTCCACGTAGTTGTTCCAATCCTACATTAGCAGTATCCGTTCCCATATTTAATGGATTACTTTCTATTTGTTGGATACGATTCCTAATCATGTCAATCCGTACAGCCATATTGTTTAAATCCTGAAATGCCCCTGGTGGAAAAATAGTGGTATTATATGCCTGCCTTGCAATTACATCTTGTGTACTGCTCAATTGCTCCAACATGGTATTAGCACTCTGGACTTCTTGTTGAAACCGTTCTACACCAGAATTTGTAAATACTTCCAGCCTATCAGATTGCCAATGCACTGGAATTTCCACAGGTTCTGGTTGTTCTGGTTGAATAGGTACATCAACAGGCGGAAGCTGCTCTACAAAAGGCTCTGGCACATCTGTCTGTACTGGAAGCACCACTGGGGCCGGACTTTGTGGAATGGTAGGTATTTGTATTTCAGGCGTTTCCATCTTCTGTATAGCTGCATCTAACTGTTGCACTGCAATAGTAGCCTGATTAACAGAATCCCTTGCCGCTTCCATAGAAGCTGTGTCAACAGAAGCGTTCATACCCTGACGCAAATCTTCCATAGCAGAAAGCCCCAAATTTACGGAACTGATAACCTGATATAAAATACTTGTAAAGTTATCTTGCAATTCAATTGCTGTTCTAACGCTGGCCATTTCCTATCACCTTCTTTTCTTCCCCTTGTTCGACTTCCTCTTTATTTCTTTCTCTCTTTCCTTGTCACTTTTTAGTTTCTCCTGAATAGCAGCCACAACAAATGCTTTTTCTTTCTCTTCCATTTCCAAAAAAACAGAAGGTAAAATATGTAATTTCAGAAGGGCATAATACGCAAAATTTGCTTCCCAATCCCCTTCTTCAATTAGTTTTTTGCTTCTTCTACCTTATCATGGAAAGATACGTCAAACCCTTGGAACTTTTGTACAAAAGCTGCCAGTTCATTATATTCCCCTGGCTCGTCTACCATAGCAAGCAGTAATTCTTCTGGCGTTGCCACTCCATAAGAATCCTGCAATTCCTTATCATATAGATCTGGTACCACCACAGAAGCAGCTATCATTTTTTGGATATATTTGCTTGATTGTACCCTTGGTCGGAACATATTTGGCTTTCCAGTAATTGGAACTTCAATGGTGCACTCATCTCGGAAATTTTCATTTTCCTTTGAGGTAATATGGCGGAACTCCCATTCCAGAGGCTTCCCATTTTCATCACAAAGGGATTTTGTTGGTGCATATTTTCCATTTTTCTTTTCTTTTTTATTAGCTCTCATAAATTGACTGAATTTTGACATCTTTTATTCTCCTTTTCCATATCAAAAAAACACCTTCTATATTAAAAAGGTGTTTTCATCATTTTTATAATTCCACTCTATTGACTTGTTTTACCTGCTCAACAACCTTAGGCCGTAATTTTTGAACCAATTGATAACATACCAGTGTATTAACCTGTTGATCTTTCAACAAAACTATTTTTCTTTCTCCTTGTGCATTTTCATAAATAATACTTACATAACATCTCCTATTCTTTTTCTTTTTTACCTTTGGAATAGAACCAAGGATCGCCCCTGTCATACCCATTACTGCTGCCCCTGCCATGCCTTTTATGAAACTGCTTTTTAAATATTCCGTTTCATTTATATCAAACTGGCTATTCACATCTTTTATTTGATCAATACTTAATACATATTCACTCATGCCATATGTAATAGTAAGAGCTGTTGGCGACAATATAACCGATACATTACAATTTTCAGGAATTGGCAGCCCTCCTACATGAACAATCATACCATATCTGGAAATTCCTTCTTGTTTGTCTTTTTTTCTTTGATCTTTGTTCATTTTTGACATCTTACTAGTAATACTTATCATCTGCAATACAAATGCAATAAATGCAGCCAATCCCCCTATACAAGTTGATGCAAATATAATAGTTCCTATACTTTGCCCTGTTTTATTAACCTGCATAAAAAATATAGCAAGCCCAACTGTTACAATAATCCATACCAAAATAACCGTTACACAACCAATATTCTTTTTCTGATCCATTCCATAGCCTCCGTATAATTTATATTTTCATTATACATGTAGCTATAAAGCTTTTCAACTTATTCCCGTTCTAATTAGTAAGAAATCCTTCTAAGTCCTTAAATACTTCTGGCATTTTAAAATCTTCAAAGGTAAAATCCATTTCTTCATCTAGGTATTCCCCATCTGCATCAAATTTTGCTAATACCCCACCATCTATATTACAATCCATTAAGATCATAGTCTGGCGCCCCACTGCTGCCGTTTTATCTTCATTCGAGATCTGGATTTCAAAATAAATATCTTCCCCAGTTTCCTTATACTGCATCATCATCTGCCGGAAAATAGATGTGTTATAGTGGAAGGTTGCACTTCCTGTCCCCTTCCAGCCACATGCCTTATTCCCCTTCCCTGTTTTCCCTAAAATAGGAACCTCTGTTTTATTTTTTTCAAACTTTGCTTCCAAGTTAATGGCCTGCATAAAATTATACCGGCGTGTCCCAATGGTAATAAAACATTCTGCCAAAGATGCAAATACCGTATCTTTTGCTTTCATCACTACATTTCCATTCATTTCCTTCACCCTTTCCTTATGCGATGGTACAAACCATATATAATTTAGACATGGCATTTACTACTGTTATAAAATCAGTTACTAATACTGACTTTTTTGTATTTCCTTGTTCTACCTTTACATCAGTATCTAAAAAATTCTCAATAGCCCGTATCTCTTGAAGCTGTTCATGGTGTTTTACAATATCAGACCAAAGAGAAACCCTGCCAGCGGCATCATTAGGGACTACTCCTAAATACTTTGTATTAAATAATACTGCAATATCATTTCCAATCTGGTCTATTACCCGAATGGTCTGGTTATCCTTAAAAATTTCCCCTTGTGTATCAGAAGTTGTCACCATCGTATTTATATCTTCTAATACTCGTATATCAGAACCCACCATATGGAAGGTAAATTGCCCAGATTTAATAGCAGCTTTTAACTGGTTTTGTGTATATGGCGTATCAACCATAAAGTCACCATTATATTTTTTATTCTGGTTACTTTTATTTACCGCACAGCCAGCCGAAATACCTGTTACCCAATATACGAGGCTTGCCTCACTCCATTCCTTATCCAACACTTTATTATTTACGCTAATCACGCCTAAATAATCTGCCTTAGCATAGTCATAGAGGACAAGTTGGAATTTAACCCCCATCTCATCACGCAGCCGTTTTACAAAAGAAGCAAACAATGATTTTGTTGTATTATCCGTCACTACCACTCCCATAGTATTAAAGCTATAAGATTCAATTTTATCCAGATATTCTTGATAAGCGGCACCATCTACTTCCCCATTCTCACCACCAGTAAATGGCATACCTATGGTTGCTTCCAAGGTAATCCCAGGCTTCCATTTAATATATTTATTTTCTACTAATTCTTCTGCATTTGCGACTGTTTGCTCATCTACTATATTTGTCCCTAATAATGTCTTTACATCAAATATCGTTTCATTGTCTGCATTTACTTGGACAATAATCTTTAAATCATTCCCGCGAATACCTGGATACTTTGCTTCTGCCAGGCTATTGCTTGCTTTTGTCCCCTTGCCATTTAAACGGTATCCATAGAATTTCTGTGTATGTAAAAATAAGTCTCGAAGCCCTTTCATCTTATCACTTGTATAGTCATACCCAAAAATTTCCATGCTGTTTTTCTGGAAATCACTATTTGTTACTTCAAAGACTTCACCTGTAATACCCCAGTCTAATTCTAGGGGCATAGTTGCAATTCCCCTTTCAGAAAGTGTTGCATTTGCCGATGCTGCAGAAACAAAATTAATATATGCCCCTGGCAACTCTTTGTTTTGAACTAAATATGTGCCACCACCTAATGCCATTTTATTTCACCTTGCCTTTCATATACTGTTCTATTCTTTCCTCTGCCTCTTTTATCGTATACTGCTCTCCATCATGGAGAAGGGCCGCTATTATATCTTTTCTTTCTTGGAAACGTTCTGATAGCAGCAGCTGTTCTTTTGAAAACTTCAGTTCCATTTTTCCATCTTGCTTCTTTTTTTCTTCCTGTATCGCTTTCTTCATTCCTTTTCCTGTCCTTTCCTAGCTATTGTAGACAAAACTTTTTCCATAACAGGTAGGGGTTCTCCTGCTTTATAAACAAACATGTCATAATTCACAAAGAAATGAAGAATCCCTTCCATCACCTCATACCTCATTTTTGTGCCCATCACCAAACTGCCCTCTACTTCCAAATATTCCAGACAGGAAAAAAGCTGTTCTCCAACCGTATAACATTCCTGATTCTCATGCTGCTTCTCGTTTGGAAAATACTGGATACAAAACTGGTTTTGCCTAAAATATCTTTTATGAAAAAACAACTTATTTGTAGGATTCAGGCATTGGATAAAAAAGCAAGGCTCTTTTAAACCTTGCTTTTTTACTTCTCTATAAATTTCATATGTATCACCAAATTCAGCATGTAAAGAAATACTGATCGATTCCATGATGGCATTTATCACTTCATACACTCCCCTAAAAATTTTTTGATTTTAGCTTCCAGTACTTTGGGGGCAATCCCCTGCATTTCTTGTTCAGATATAGTAAGCATGAACCGGCCAGGAACCCACCCCTTATGGTTTCGTGTCCTATGACCGTATTCCACATAAGAAGCATATTCCACTGGGTTTATAATCTCAATTACAAGAAAACCCCCGTAATGGTTGATTTTCAAAGAATCTGCATAAGCAATCCCTTCACTAACAGACGATTTTCCAGTTCCGCTTTCCGCTTCCTTGTGGCTTTTAGAAGTCCAGCCCCTTCTTAATGTACCTCCCATTTTCCCTGATGGGTTTATTCTTTTTTTGTATGTGTCACCTTTTTTATGGTTTTTGGAATCCCTTTTTGCAGTCACTTCCACTTCTTTTGAATAGTCCCCTACAGGTGTCCGCTTTATGACTTTAGCAAGCAGCCTTGCGGCAAGTTCTTTCGCACACGATTCCACAAACGCTTCCACGTTGCCAGATTGAAGCTTGTTCAGTTGGTCTTGCAGTTTCTTTAAATCAGAAATAGTAAAATTTCCCATTTTCCCCATTATGCCCACCCCCGGAACAATTCAAGGGTAACTTCCTGATGTGTGGGGTATATGGCTGGCTTCCCACTACAGCCATATTCCTCTGTTATTCCATTTTGGGTAACAATTATCTTTGAACCGCTGTTCACTTGGATTTCAGGAGCAAGAAACAGTTTGATTCCCTGTGAAACAACAGTTGCTGTTTCAGTGTGGGCAGCAGTATTTAATTTTTCAAAAGACAGCTTGCAGAGCTGGTTTTCTATTATGGTAATTTCTTTCTCTTCTGAAAATTTTGTTTTCCCGTTTCTTACAGAATGATATTCTATAATACTGCATAACCCCTCATAGGTACTTTCCTGTGCCCGTCTTGCTGCCTTTCTTGCGTTTTCCATTGCCTTTACCATTTAATACACCTATAACAGGAAAACTCGCTTCTGCCATGCGTTAGCAGGTAATCTAAGAAATGATTTAACCTTTGCTCTGGCGTCCATGTCCCTTCCCCTGTTGCAAATACCGTATTGGTATCCCCTTCCTGGATCTGTTTGACAGCATAGTCCAGATCAAGCCCTGCCATACTATCTGGTGAAAACGTTTTCTTTGCTGTTAAAAACTCCCCCACTATCATATCTACAGCAATATTCCTTAGCCCATCAGGAACTATATCGGTATGGCAGTCATTTTTTATGGTATTTTCTACCTTATGAGAAGAGAAAAGCAAGATCGCTTCATCTCCTTCCTTTAAGACATAACCAAATGATTCCAGCCGTTCTTTCACCTGCTCCAGCATAGCACCACCCCTTAATCTTCATCAATCACTTCCAAGCCATAAGCAACCGCTGCTTCATGCTCAATTCTGCATCCTCTCGCATTTTCCCAGCCTTTACAGAAATAGGCGGCATGGCAAAGGCTCATGTTCTCCAAAGATTTAGCAAGGAAACAAAGGGGAATCTGGACAACGCCCCTTTGCTCCATGTTTTCTTTGTTGTACCATTCATCAGTAAAAAGAGTATTCACAATCTCATACCCTTTTTTCTCCAAAACCTTGATCGCCTTTTCCCTTGTGGCGATAATTTCTGCATCCGTTTTGCCAGCCATAGGCTGACTAAGCATAGCCTTTTTCATTTTGTTTGCTCCTTTCTTTATCCACGAGAAATAATACGGGCAATGGGAATGGCTTTATGGCTGATTGTCTTGTTGTCACCGTTGCTTACCAACGCCCAGTTCCTTCCATTTTTCAATTCCTCATCAGTAGGGCTGTTGGTTTTCTGTGATGCTTTCAAATAAGAAATGCCAGCCACACTTATTGCATTGCGCTTACGAGAAATAAGAGTATCTTCCCCGCCTTTTGTCTTTGCATCACGTACCATCTCATAAGGAACCTTTGCTCCCACTGGTTCAAAACCAATCGCCCCTTCCCCAAGGATATAGGTTGTGTACTTTGTGTAGGAATCTGCGGATTCAGAACCTGCAACTACTTCAACAGGCATAGAATCATCCACGATAACCAACCGTCCATTCCAGGTACCCATTTCCAGATCACGCTCAATTCCTTCTGCATCCGTATATTTCAAATATGCCAGAAGTTTCAGGTTCTCAAGGTTCGTGGCAACAGTAGAATGGCAGATCACAAGGCTAAACTTCTGTTTATTGTCGCCACAAGCTTTCTGAATCGCCACATTCAGGGAAGTTGCGCCCATATGCTGATCTTCTTCTGTTGCACTATCAGAAATATCATACGTATGCTTATCAACAAATTCCGCGTTTGCCGTTTTAATCTTCCCTGTCCCCGTTTCAGACATGGCAAAGATACCTTCCAGGATTGCCAACAAAGTACCCTGGTCTACCTCATTCCAGTAACGGTTGATCTGGTTTCTGACATTTGCCATAAAATCAACACCCCCGGTCACATCATAAGAGAAATCTGCCTCTGTCCAACCCTTCATACGCCCATAAACAAAAACACCTTGCTCAAAAGTATCTGTCCTTTCAGCAGTCAGGTTTGTTTCCCCATCATAGTTCAGGGCATCTCCACCAATTAGTCCAAAAAAGGGAAGCACAGCATAAACCGTCCCTGTCTGTGAATTGGTGACAAAGGTTTCCCGTAAGCGCTGATCGGAAACAATCACCCTTGATTCCTTTAATTTGTTTAACTTGACATTTGGGACAGCCGACATATATTTCCCAAATGCCTTTTCATTAAAACTTTTTGCATCAAATTTTGCCATTTTTCTCTTTCCTTTCTAAACAATATGTATTATTATTCTGTATCAGGGTTATTTTCTATATAAGCAGCCAATTCTTCATAAGACATCTTAGACATATCTACTGTTGTCCCTGGCTTCCTATCCGAAGATGCCCCTGGCTGGAATCCTTTAAAATTAGGCTTCGCTTGCTTTTCTGCAAATAAATAGGAATCTGATTTCTGTAAAGCAGTCAGTTGATCATCCCACCCTGTCAGTTTCCCATCTTCCCCTAACTTCACTTTAGAAATATCCAGAAGTGCTTTCACTGCCTTTGTATTCTTTGCCCCTGCTGCCGTTAATGCAGTATCTATGGCATTATCCAGCTTTAATTGTGCCAGTTCTGCTTTATGTGCTTTTTCCTGCTCCGCATTTTGCTGCTTCATCGTTTCAATTTGCTTTTTTAGTTCCTCATTGTCGCCACTTGCCGCTTTCAGATCATCAAGTTGCTTATCCCGATCTGAAACAGACCTTTTTAATGTCTTATTTTCTTCGCTGACTTCCTCATATTTTGACTTTTCAATATAGTTCCCTAGTTCCTTTAAGGAAGCAGCTTCTGCCTTGGCTGCTAGTTCTTCGGTAATGCCAAGGGCGATAAATTCTTCTTTCTTCATTATTCTGCTACCTCCCAATCTTCTGCTAAACAATCTCTAATTGATGGAACCCACATGGCATGAGAACCATCAACTGTACTAATCTGAAAATATGGCTCACATTTGAACAAATCACCCTCATTCATGCCCCATGCCTCAGCGGTCTGTTTATTGCACGGAATACCCTGCGGATAGCCTTTCTGATAGACTATGGACAGTCCTTTTCCGTTCCAGCCCTTACGGGTCATTCTCTTTCCCTGCTTCATCAGTCGTAATGCTTCACCAAATCTGACAGTATGGATATTCAAATCAATGTCGCACTCGCCGACAACTTCCCATTCGTCAGAAGCGATATTTGCAAGGGTGTAAAACATGTCCTCTATTTCTCTGATGTCAAGCACCCTGCCGTCTTTGCAGTACATTTTTATGGTATCGCCGTCTTTCTCCCAATATCCTGCCCATAACGGTAACTTTACTTTGTGTCCTGCTTTTAATGCTTCTAATGCTTTTCCAAAATTCATATTTATTCTCCTTTTCTTTTATTTACTTTGCTATTTCAATCATCACTGAAAAATAATCATATCACCTTTCTTCCACTCTTATAGTCTCTTGGCAATTTGGACAAACTATTTCTTTTTCATATTCATTCATGCCTATTTGAACTGTTTTTATATCTTCTTTTTTATATTCAAGCAGACTACCACAAATATTACATATTACTCGGCGTTTATCCCCATACCTAATAATTTTTACTGCCATGCTATCCCCCTTTCCTGAAAATAGGCATGAAAAAAGCACCCTTGAACATTTTTTCAAAAGTGCTTATCCTATATACCTGCCATTTCTGATAATTTCCTCTTCTGCTCCTCTGTGGCATACAACTCAAATTCCCATTCTCCCGCCGGATTAATCTCTATATGGGAAATGTTATGGAAGTAGAATCTTTCCACAATTCCGTCATTTCGCAGAAAGTCAGAAGCCAATTCATACCTCTCCGTTTTCTGCATGGTTTCTTCCACAAGGCTACTAGTAAATTCCATATTCCTACACAAGACAATGGTAAAGTGTATAGATTTCTCCTTGTAACCATGTTCCCCTAGAACTGGAACTTGTGTTGATTTCTCATAAATACTGATTTTGGGCTTACAATGAGCAAAAACCACCCTCCGCCCCTGCCCTATGGCAAATAATTCACCCTTCTCACTGAAAAGTGTATTTAATAATATTGTCATCTTGCTCCTTTTCTTACTGGACATATTCTTTACAATGAAAGTTCAATAAAACTATCTTAACCATTATCTAAAGCCAGTAGGCTTATGAACAATGCACTCAATCATACCAATCATCACCTTCTTCAGCTCCTAACAATTCGTCAACCGTCTTACCCGCCTGAATACATTCTTCTAAGATCTCACACCATTCATCTTCCGTAAATCCTCCTGGCTCTGTAGGTGGAAAATCATTAAACCTACTTTCATAAGTATGTATTAGCTTAACAAAACTTGATGGCTCTCTTTCTTTTTCATTAGTTATTCTTCTTAAAAACTTTGGAATCTGATCTTCTGTCATTTCATTTCACCTATCACCTTCAAAAATTCTTCATAAGCATTTGGAAATATTTCTTTAATAGATTCTAGTTTTATAATATTACCTGTAGCAGAAGCACTAAAGAAATGCGCAAATGCCTCACTTCCAATTATTTCATCTGATTTCCAGTACTCCCTTTTATGTCCATACCTACCTTTACATTTTCCTTCTGATAGTGCATCAAATAAATCAGAAAAAATATGACTTTCTTCATCAGTCGCTTTTTCAAGAAAATTCGATAATTCTTTATATGCTTCTTTCACATTAATATTATAGTACTTTGCATAACCAGTTGTAAACACTGAAAAATCATTTTTTAAAGCATTTATAAAAGCCGTCTGTTCAGACGGTTTTCCATATATCTTATCAATGTTATGTCCCATTTCATGAAATAAGGTTGTCCATTGTCCACGACTATCAGAAAAATCTTTTTTTAAATTTATAAATATCCCATTTTGTGGAGAATATCTTGCTTTTCCCATAGCATTTATCTTCGCAAAAACAATCCTATCTTGATTTTCCAAAATTACTTTTTGAAATGGCAAAGAAGCCGAATTAATCACTTGCATGATAGAATCTTTGTATTTAGATTCCAAATCTTGCAACTTAACGGGTGACTTATTTCGCGTTAATACATCAGAAGCATTTTTCATTTTGGAAATTACTTTTTTTGCATCAGCTTCATTTTCAACAAAGGCTTTTTTCCACTCCTTATAGTTCATATCTGCTGGTACATAATAAGTCTTTCCGTCCTCACCCCTTGCTGCTCGTTCCCCTACCTGTTCAAAGTTTTCATCAAAGTATGGCACTGTTGTACTCCTGCAATACACATGAAAAGGCGGCGCCGTTACCCCTGCTTCGAAGTCTTTCATAGGAAACACTTTCCCGTCCATCTCCCGGCAAATATCGGACGTATGGGAATCCAGCGTTGCCACAATCTCATACTTCTCCACATCTAGGTCATGGAAGCAGTCTTTTTGTGCTGCTGAACTGAAATAAGCTTCTTCTGTCATAACCAGCCGCCCTGCATTGTACTTAGATGTGTTCATTTTCTTCGCTATGGCATCAATCGCTTTCTGCGGGTCCTGCCCCAGAATTATATTTTGGGTTAGTTCTTTATGTACTTCTGAAATCAGCTTTTCCTTGTTATTCCAAATTCGTTCGGAGAAATTCTTTCCATCTACTGCCCAAGGCTTACTAATCACCTTTTCAATCTGCTTCTGATCTACCCCTGCTATATCCCACCCTATCCCAAATCCCTTTTGAAGCTCATAGGCAGTATGATAATAACCATCTAAATAAATCCGCTTCATGGTAGAATCAATGGTATCCAACTGGTTCCCAAACAAGACTTCCAAGCTCTGCTGTGTCTGTAATTTTAGGGCTTCCAAACGTGTTATATGAAACTTAGCAGAAGCATTTTCCAATTCTTTCATCCATTTATTATTGATCCCATTTTCTTTCCCATACTTGATATAATCATCAACATCCCACTTAAACTCCTTTAATGCTTTTCCTGAAAGCATTTTCCGGGCTTCTGCCATGCTCACTCCATTATTGGCTGCAAACCGTTGATACCATGTGTTAATCTTCCCTTCAATTTCTTTTTGTGCCTGCCTGTATATGTTCTCCATTTCCTGATAGGCAGCCGCCCCTTTTTGATTTTGCGCTGCTTCCAGTTGTCCAAAACGCTGTTTCCAGTAATCACTATTTTTCACTAGGAACACCGCCTTTCAGGAAGCAGGGGACAAGCAGGTAATAAATACAAATCTGTCTGGTTGCCCATTGTAACATTAAACTTCTTTCCCCTTGGTATCTGAACCACCTTCTTTCTTTATGGGAGCTTTCCCCTGTTGCTTGCCTGCCTTTTCCTGCTGCTGTTCTGTCTGGAAAGGGTTATATCCCTGTTGTTGTTCAAATTCTTCTTGTTCCTTCTCCTGCTGCTGTTCCAGCCGTTCCAGTTCCCTTTTTGGATCATCAATCCAAGGGTGCTGCCCTATAATCGTTTCATCAGATAAAATTCCTACTGATTTCTGGCAATTTTCAATTACCTCTGTTTCGTTGATTAATATATCCCTATTAAAAATAATCTCTATTTTTTCTTTCTCGAATTCCCCTTCTCCCATATTAGCGAAATGGACATTTACAAACCAAAGAATTTCTTCAAAAGCTGCCTGGAACTCTGTTTCCATTTCATTGGCATCTAAATCAATATCCGAATACATGGACTGAATATTCATCTGGTTTGGATTTCCAGAAAGCCTATCATCTTTTGCATCATACCCCATTGCATTTTCAATAAGGGCCTTTTTAAATATCTCTAAAATGGATTTATAATTCTCTGCATTAACAGTAATTTCAAGAGTCTCTACCCCTCCTTTGGTATCTCCATCATATCGGACTTTTACTGCCCCAAATGTGGCAAGATTACGCCTAAATTCTCCTAAATCCGTACCATCATAGTTTTTTATCACAAGGATTGTGTTCCTAGAATCTTCCTGCATTATGTTTTCAAAATCAGATAGCATCATATTGATTCCATCTTGGAGTGTTTTTACTTTCTTAATTAACGGAATCTCCTGTTCATTACACTTTAATGGAATCAGCGGTATTTTCTCCCAGTTTAATCCTATCGCTATCCCCTCTTTATCCATCACTGTTACATAAAAAGATTCATATTCTTCTTCCTCTGTACTTATATCAGGAACTAGCCTACTGCCGTCTAAGTAAAATCTATGGATTCCTTGCAAATCATAAATTTCTATCTTCTCATAGATTTTTGGAGTTATTCCTTCATATCCCTCTACCAAATACAACCGGACTGCAAAATCAAGGAGCGTATGTTCACTATCTTTCCAAAAGGGAAGGATTTCATATCCTGGGAATAAGCGAAAATCTAATTTCCCCATCTCGTTATAATACGGATACAGCCAAGCAATCCCTGCATTTAAAGCAGCTTTTCCCCCGTTTTTTAAGGTTTTCATAAAACGTTTCCCAAACACTTCTTTTAAGAGTTCCACATATTGGGTATTTTCTCCTTCTACCACAAAAGGCTGCCCCAGCAAATAATTGGCTTTCTGATTTACCATTTTTGCATATTGATTATCAATCAACCGGTTATTCGGCAAATTTTCTACTATTTCCAATTTTCCGCCTTCCCCTATCATGGTTCTTTTCCGGGCCAAAATATCATGTTCGCTTTCATAGTATAAATATCCCTTTATTTGTAAAAGCCGCTGAGGACTGTTTTTCCATCTAGCAATTTCTCTTTCCAGAAATTCCTTGTCACTCATGCGGCTTCTTGCCCCTTGTTTGATTAGGTTGTTTACTTTTGTTGTAAGAAAATCAACAAAATCTAACATATTCCTTCACCCCTTGTATCCTTATTCTTTGTTGTTCTTCTGGCAGCATTAATCAAAACTAAAGGCATCTGGCAGCAGAATCCTAGTGACACCATACCGCATAGAATCCATTCCATGTGAAAATTCATGATCTGGTTTGTCTGTCAATTTTCCATCTTTATCTTTACCCCAACAATAATTATTAATCTCTTTTTTAAACTCTGTGCATTTTGGATGTACTACAATTTGATAATTCTGGATAAGCTGTATCCCATGATTTACACTATCCTTCCCTTTCCTAGAAGGCTCTGCCCGAATTCCTTCTTCCTGTAATTCCGCTATACTCTTTGGTTCTGCACAATCACAGATAATCCTCTGCCCACCATATCCCATTTTCTTTATCTGTTCTGCAATCATCTTATTCGTAACACCTGTTCGATACCATTCGTCAAATATGTATATCCGCATAGCAGCATTATCTACCACTTCACAAACAAACGCATTTGGGTCCGTAAAACCAAAATCTAAGTTAAAGGCTGACTTAATCCCATTACGCCTGCGGATTTCCTCTATATCAAATTCTTCTTCTACTACATTGGTATAAATAAGCCCTTCTGCAATTCCCCATTCCCCTTCTCCTTCTATACGGTAGCGGCGTGGGTTATTCTTTTTCATCTTTAAGAAAATATTCTGATCTGCCTCATCTAACCATTCATTACATTCCCATGTTGTAGTTTTTACGAAAACATCTTCCTCTGGCACATCAAAAAAACGAGCCTTTAACCAGCTCGTTGCACTCCCAAATATGTTCGCATAACTTCGCTACAGTCATGCCGCCTTTTCGGCCGCTGCTGCTTTCACAACAGTTCAGACTATATCACAATCCTATAAAGGATTCTCCCTGTTTCGTGACGCTTGCCACTACTCTACTAATCCAAAAGAACGTTAATCGTGCTCTTTTGGCTTTCGATAGTCGTTGCACCTTTCAAAATACTTTCCGCAAAACATAAAACTATCCCCGTTTCTCAATCGATTAGAAATCTGTTGTTGTGTCATTCCGTAAAATTCAGCACAATGGTTGAACCAACATAAATAACATCTCCTGTTTTCTTTACACGGAAAAGATAAATAAAATATGGTTTTGCTTCCATTGGCAATATCTCCTTCTTATAGTACATATAATTTATACTATAATCAATTTATATTATCAATGTTATTTGCACCTGACTTGGCTCATGATTGCCCTCGTCTTTACGTTAGGGTTTCCCATGAATTAAAGGAGTTTTCTGTATCAATCACCCAATACAGCCGCAAAATTTACGGATTAAATGTTAAAGTTATTTGCTTGAAATATCCCTCTGGCACTTCACCACGGATTGACATATCCAGCTTATTGAAATCATCTTCATTTGTAATTTCATAGGCTTCCTCGATCCACACAAAACATAACACGCCCTTATCAACCGAAATAGAAGTGATTTTCAATCCATCGTCTAATCCACGAAATAGAATTTTTTGCCCAGTATCAACTCTAGTAATCTGCATAGGGGACACCGTACACTCAAAATATGCGTCAAGCCCTAATCGATGAATGGCCCATTTTAGATCACTATACACAGAATCTCGTAATGTATTTGAATAACGCCTAACGCATAATCCATTGCTTTGTGGATATTTGAACAACCGAACAATCATGTTCAACGCAGTTGTTTTACTTTTCTTTGAACCCCTGGAACCTTTACAAACACGGTATCGTTTCTTTGTGTGCCAAAAGTCTTTATAACCTCTCCCGACAATCGCTGGAAGGTTTATTCGAAACGCCTCACTATTCCTCAATATCTGTCTCCCCTTCAAAAATAATTGGTACTTTTATATCTACATCTAATTTATCCTTCCACATGCCTAAGTGTTTTCCCAGAAGCTCCAAGGCCTTTAACTTATCATTTAATTTAATCTCACGTTCTACTCCTTCCCCCTCCTTGGTAGGAATCACTTTCACCCTTACAGATTGAATGGCAGCAGTATCATCAAATGTCGCCCCTGCTTTTATAGTGGCATCTTTTGTATTAATTACATCTGGGGCATTGATAAAGGCGATCTTGGCAAGTTCCTGAATAACCCGATCCTGATTTACCCCAGTTCGGCGGCTTCTTTCGGCAAGGGCTTTTTCAATCGCTTCCGCAATGTTAAGTTTTGATAAGTTTTCAGCGGCAATAATTCTTGCATTATTTACTTTATAACCTGCCCTGATTGCGGCCTGTGTTGCGTTCAGGTCAATCAGGTATTCTTCAACAAACCTTTTCTGTTTCTCTGTCAATTTTGCCATCTGGCAACACCTCCCCCTTTCAGTCAGGTTCCATTTATAGAAAAAACAAAAAAGAAAGGCTTTTCACCTTTCTTCGTTTGATTTCCTTTTAATGGCACATTATCTGCCACTTAATTTTGTTTAAGACATGCACTTTTTTAAGACACAATTTTTTTATTTTAATTATACCACAAAAAAACCGGACAAAACGGACAACTTTAATTTTTTTCTAAAAATCTGTCATTTGTTTTTCTACAACTATCTGGTGAGCCTCCTACTTTGTTTGCAATTTGTATCCATGATAACCCTTCTATGTATCGCAATTCCAAAATTCTTCTTACTCTACTATCACTCACCCTTTCTATCTTCTCTTCTATTACAGTAATTAACTCCAAAAGTTTCTGCTGCCTATCTGCTAAATTACCTATCCTTTTTTCCAACAACCTTTTCTTTTGCTCATAATATGGATAGGGAAACCCTGTGATTCTTACGGTTCCTAATGACTTTTTCCCCTTCTTCCCACAAGATACCGAATCGGATTCTAAATAGTTGCTTTGATTCATCTTTTCTATTTCTCTTTGAAGCCCCTGAATCTTTATTTCTTTTTCTTCTATTTCTGCCTTTAAATCATTTAACTGCCCTATCAAATATTTTAAATTTGCTCCTTCATGCCTCAACTACATTCGCCCCTTATTCTTTATTTATTCCCGCTAAACCCTTATTTACTTTCCTTTTAGTGCCTCCTTTGCTTCTTCCTCTGTAAGGAACATTGTTTTGCCAAATCTTCCTTCCATGACTGCCTGCATTAAAAAGAACATATCTATCTTAATCTCCTCAATTATTCTTCGATTCTTTGAATGATTGTATATCATATAAACAGTATCTCCCATCTTACATGGCAGCCTTATAAGATTTCCTTGTCTTTCTAAATCCTTATATTCTGCAAGTTCTCTATTTGCTGCTGCCAGTTTTGCAGATAAAGCTTCTATGGTGTCGGCGGCTTGCAGAAATGCTTTTTCAATCTCTAAAAATACTTTTTCACTTACTTTTGCGTTGTTCCTTTGTCTCTTTCCCATTTCCCTTAATTCCTTTGCTTGCTCCGATAACATACTCACTTCAAAATCCCTCCTGCTTCCTTAACAATTTCTATCGCATTCCGGTATACATTTGCTTCTATGTCCAATATATCCACCGCAATCAGATCTCCTGCTTCATCATACTCCGCTGCCTTTTGTTCAGCACATTCAACATATTTTTCCAGTGTTTCTATTACACTTGTATTGATTGCCTGGTACCGCTGGATTTCTGAAATTGCCTGAATCGCAATATGTAATGCCTCTTTTCTTTCTGCCAGACTATTTTCATGCAGACTATTTTTTTGTGCCACACTTATGGCTCTTAGCCACCCTATCGCTTCATTCTCTGTCATTCTTTTTTAGCCCTCCAACTTATCTATATTTCTAAGAATACATTCTCCACACCCAACTTCTCCAAGCCCGACACATTCTTTTTCAAAGTCAATGTCTGCTTCATCATCAATCGGACATGAATGTATTTTATTGATAATATAATCAATCAAAATAGCCTCATTCTTGCTCATTCCCTCACTCCTTCCTCTCCAAATTTCCACATCTATGTGTGCCAATCATGTCAAAATCCTCTTTACATCTGCATTTCTTCCGCCCGACATCTTCCTCCAACAACCAAACTTGATGTAATCTGCACCAATATGTAGGATTTTTACAGATTTTATTGTCAAACCCCATGAACGGGTGTCTTTGGTCTGCTATTTGGTAGGTCATGGGGTATCACTCCAATCCAACTTTTGACCGCAAGCATTGCAATAATTCGTATTTGTTGAAAGCAATCCCTCGCTCCCACAATTAGGACAATCGCCACGCACAGAATAAGGTCTATTATAAAAACCTCTAAGCAATTTTCTGTTTTTTACTTTCTTCGCCCTCTGCCTTTCCCTTGCCTCCTGACATTCCTCGACTGTTCCAATTATCTCATATTCCTTTAACTTTTCTTTATATTTTTCTACAAGATTGACCAATCTTAATTGATTGCTACTAAAATTTAATCCTTCTATTTCCTCGATTGTACCGATTGCTCGGTACTTCTGGATTTCTTCATGCTCTAACCTTGCGATTTTAAGTACTTCCTCAATCTCTTTGTCCGCAAGACATTCTTTTTGGTACCTCTGCCTAAATATTGTTTGTATCTTCTGAATGTCATTCAGTGCATTTTCAATTCTTTCTGAATAATTTTTTGTCATTCCTCTAACTCCTTCCTACTCCACACGGTTTTTAAACTCTCTATTCCCAAATAAATATTTCTCCATGATGATCTGCTCATTCTGTAATCGCCGTAATGTTTTTATTAAGCTTGTGTTCTGCTTGTCTGTATAAAAACTATGTACCTGTTCATATAACTGTACCCTATCTTTTGCTTTCCTCCTCATTTTGCGGCTCTGTTGGAACTTTGTAGCAACCTTATTCCTTTCATTTTTATTGGGCGCAAGTTCTATATCATGGATAAAAGTCTGTGTTTTACTATCTTCCCTTCCTACCTCCTCATAAGCAGATTCATACTCATTCTTTGATGTCTCTAGGAAATTTAAAAATTCAGTGATGATTTCACTTGGTCTTTTCTCCATTTTTTCCTATCCCTCCTTCCTTTTTCTCTTCCTTTGTTTTTTTACATATAATCAAATAAACTGATTTGTCCCTGTTCTGGTTCAAAATTCATCCACAACACTTCTTTCTTTTTAGTACATACCTGTGAATAACAACTGATTTCTTTTCGCCTCCAACCCTTTAAACGACTATGATACAGGTCATTTTCATACCCTGACAACAATACAGGTCCCTTATGGGCTAACAATATCTCTAATAATTCTTCATGTGCTTGATTATCCATCTCATGACGATATTGTTTCCCATGCCTAGTACTAAGAACATAAGGTGGATCTGCATAAATCAGGACATTGGAAAAACAAAACCTTTGTATTAATTCTACTGCTGGTCGATTCTCAATCTGTACCCCTCGAAGCCGTTCAGCGGCCTGTATGATTTTCTCTGGTAACTGTACCCATTCCCCTGCTGCATATGCCTTTTCCCTTCCTTGCACATCATTCTTCCAGCCTACCTTTTCTCCATTGGTTCTGAATCCATGCCCCATATTGAGACGTATATAAAAGTTTACCGCTTGTTGAAGGCTGTCTTTTGGTATGGTGGTATAAGCTTCTTCGTACACTTGCCTAGCATATGGTATCCAGTAAATTTCATGGGCCAGTCGTTCTGGGTCTTTCTTTATCCATTCAAAGAGATTGACTACATTTCCATCTAAATCATTGATCGTCTCAATATTGGATCGTGGCTTACGAAATAATACTGCACCACTTCCAAAGAATGGCTCTAAATAACTATGATGTTCTGGGAAAAATTGGATAATCCAGTCTGCTATCCTCCATTTACTTCCTGGATACTTCATGATTGCTTTCATTTTTCTACCCTCATTTATTCCCCATTACCCCATTAACTTTCTTTCCAGTTCTTGAAAATCATAGGTTCGTTGCTCAAAATTATCAAAGCCCTTTTTCTCGGTTCCTATTTTTTTTACTACTGCACAGGTTCCTGCATAAGTTTCTTTTTGTTCTTCCTGCCTTTGATAATAACTCCCTCCATGATCCTGCTGCCTTGCCAGCCAATTACAAATAAACCTTTTGATTCCTCTCTTGGTTTTTCTCCTTTCTGGATTGCTATCACACCACCCCTTCATTTTTCTTAACTCTTGCAAAATATCCACTGATGGATATAGCTGTTTCCATTCTTCTATCTCTTCTTGATAAATTGGGTACATAGTCTTGTCATTTAGGGTAAGCTCTATGACTACATTTTCTTTCTGGGCAGCAGCCGGCTTGTCTGGCTCTGCACTAGAATACGTAGTATTCTTATTTCTCTTTTCTTTTCTTTCCTTTTCTTTCCTTGTGTCATTTCTGCATACATTTTTTTCATTTCTGTATGCAGAAATACTATTTTCGTATGCAATCCCCTTCATTTTGTCCACACAAACTAAAAGGTACTCTTTTTTTACAAGGATTTCTTCCCTTCTTTTTACAACATCAAAGTATTGCTTCTGAATCCTTGCTGATGTGAGAATGGAGTATTCCTCATACATCTTGACATCAAAGATGCCATTTTTTAAGCACCTGCTTACAATATCCTTTATTAAACTGACTGTCACACCGCTGTTTCCACCAAACCAATTCGACAAAAACAAAAGTGGACTCCTTTCTATCCATTCACAATAGTAACCCTTCTCACTGTATATTTTCTGCCAGAGCCGGACAACTACTGCAAACCCTTTTACTCCATATTCTGCTTCTATTTCAGAGATATTGTCGTTCGTGTGGCAATCTAAAAGGAAACTATCCATTCCTACTTTAGCCACTCTAATCCCTCTCTTTTCTTTTATTCCCACTTAACCATTCTGCAAAGAGTAGTCCTGATTAAGCTATTTCTTTATCAGGCTTACCCTTCAATATTCTTATGGCATCTTTTAATTGTAAAACAGACAATTCCTCTGCCTTTTCAATCTGGTATGTTCTTCTTAGGAATATCATTCCTGCCCCTGTCCTCTGACATTCTAGCATAAGCTGTTCCCGAAGCTCCTTTAATTCTTCTGTAGAAACAGATTGCTTTGTTTGCGTAAGGGATTGCTGGTTGGCAGTAGCCCCATTTGTATCCCCTCTATCTGTTTGATTATATTTTGTTTTATCTTTATCCCAGTAAATATCTGCCCCAATTCCTAACTGTTTACAAGCAACCGAAATGGCATCGGTAGTTGCCATCTTATAACACTCATCGGAGACATGTGCCCCATTTTTTTGTATCTCTACAAACATACTGCCTCCTGTCCCCTGGATTGGCATAGACCATTCCCCATCTACTTTTATGTATAATTCAATTTTCACAAAAGCTGCCACACTCTCTTGATAGGGTTCTAACCATTCCCTTACTGTTTTATAATACCAACCTATTCCACATGGACCAAACATCTCGGTTAGCTTCTTAATTCTCCACATAGGGTTTATGTCTGTCATTCCACTGATTCTTCCGCCTTGTATTCTCTTTTGTGCGGTCTGTGGCACTTCTCTACACAAGTTGTAATAATATAGGTTTTCCATTAGTTCCTGCTCCTTTCTTTATAAAAAGATACTTTTACAACTAGCCATTCCCCTTCCACCTATACCATTTCATAAACTTGCTACTTTTTCAGCATTTTTCTTGTATATTCCTAGAAAATGTGCTATAATAAATACCAGTATAGGTTTTCCAAGTTACAGCTGTTGGCTCTGGTTGTGTTGTCGCACTAACCAGAGCATTTTTTTGTCATTTCGTTACATTGTCTTATTTCATGGTTTTTTTCTTGTTTTCCATCCCCATGAACAATACAAATTCTTCTTATATCTTATTTCATGAAATCCTTCCTTGGTTTAATCTTTCCTTTTCCTGCATAAATCGTTCTTATCTTTTTTGTATGGTTCCTTGCTTCTGTGCCATGCTTCTCATATAAGCAAAAATTCTCTTCTTTGCATTGGCTTCCAGCTTTGTCTTTCTTACAAGCTGATACTCTATCATTCCTTTATCTAATGCTGCCTTCTTTTCTTCCTGCTTCATGTCCTTCCTCCTCTCCCTTCATTTTTGTTTGGAAAACCACATATTCCCTATCTGCTTCCATGCTTCTGTCCCTGGCAGGTATCCATCTGATGTAAAGTAATATATATCAGATGGCAAATCATTATAAAGAAGTGCTGCTTGGATTGCCTCCCAGACCGAATCGGTTACTTCATACTGGTTCGTATCCCATGCCCCATAAAACTGAATAGCGGGCTTTGTTTGATAGATGACTCCTGCTATGGTATTGGGAAAAAGTTCACTTTCTACACGGTTTAGAATGGTACATGCAATGTAATATTGAACTTCAAAACTCTCTCCTCTGGCTTCTGCCATAATGACTTGTCCGAATATGTCCCATTCATAGCTTGTCAGAGTATAAATCCCAAATGTTTTTGTAAGAGGCATTAATTCTCCTAATTGCTCTTCTGGCTCTTTTATAATATGTATAGAAGCTTTAGCCTCCTGCTTCTGGGAAGAAATCATCGTTTCTTTTTCCTGCTTATTAGAAAGAATCAAGGAAGCAAAAATCACCCCAATTATGCTATATCCTATTATTCTTATCATTATTTTCCTCTATGCTTGTCCTATGGTCTCCCGCCTAAGCGGTTGTTTCATTTGTTTCGTTTATATTCTCTATCCCTTCCCCTTCTTCGTCTACTAATACATATCCCATCAGTGTAAGTGCCCTATGATTTAATTTATGGAAAAACGCTGCCCGTTTCTCTAAGGGCCAAGTAGCCACATCTTCTTCTTTTCCATCTACTACCACCACATTCATATACTTCACACTACTTCACCTGTTATGAAGTGACCTTTGTCAAGTGTAAATCGCAAAAATCACCACAAACTTTTCCTTTCATTAAATTTTAACACCAGGTACAGAGGTAGAACCTTAGACTAACAGTCCCCGGCCTTGGCCACTCTGTTATACGTGGATTGGCTACCAACAGGTCAATGGTCCGCCGTGAATCTTGCCGTCTCCCAGCGTGAATCAAAATATATAAATATTAATGTCAACAGAGGTGAATCGCAAATAATTCGGACCTTAGAGTGTTCCAAGGCTCTACCTCTGCATCCGGTGTTAATTAGTTTTTTGCAGATGAAATCTGATAACATCCGTTTCATCTGCTTAATTACCCTTTATGATGTTTAGCCTGTTCTGTCACACACCTTGCCGTAAAACGGTGCGAAGCAACCTTGACTGAAGCGGCTGAATATCATATCTATCCTATATTCCCAGTAGCCATTCCCCACATAAAACATGCTAATTCTCTTGCTATTGCCGTGGTAGCTACATTTCGATTAACTCCTTTATTCAAGGTCATTTTATAAAATCTTCTACGCAGTCTTTCATTAGCCTTATCTGCATAAGCTACAACCTCTGTTGCACATCCTTGTTGTCTCTGTTTCAATGCTATTGATTTATGCCCTATATTTCCTCTTGTAAAACTTTGGGCTGCTTCTATCAACAATCTTCTCAAATGGCTATTTCCGGTTTTTGTTATACTAAACCGATTAACTTTATCTCCACTTGAATCTTCACTCGGAACTAATCCAAGAAATCCTGCAAACTTTGGAGCCTTTTCAAATCTCTTAAAATCTCCAATTTCAACCACCATAGATAACGCCGTGTGAGTTTTTACCCCTAAAAAACAGGTCATATTTTTTACTGTCTCTTTATACTTTTCTCCCGATGCCAATTCCTCAATTCGATTATCCAAGCGTTCTATTTTATCCATCAAATACTCATATGTTACCAAATATTCTTGCAATGTTTCTTTGGCTAATCCTGTTAAATCTAAAGCTTTTAACCATTTCATATGAGCTACTGTCCAATAAGTTTTACCACCTTCAAATTTCTTTCCTTGACGAAGTACAAATGCCAAAATCTGCTGCTTAATCTTTTTAAGCATTAGCTTTTGATCATCTCGCATACAAATATATTCTTTTACTGAATTATCTTCATCATCAGGAACATAAACTTCACTATAAGTACGAAAAGCTAAACAACGTGCAATATTTGCCGCATCACGTTTATCTGTTTTTACACGGCTGGTATTCGTAATAGCCATTGTCGTTGGAGCAAGTATCTTACACTCAACAGCATGCTCTCTCAACTGATGATACAGCGAATAACCCAAACATCCTGCCTCATATCCACAAACAAAATCAGCATTCTCACCATACACTTTTCTCATTGATTCAATGTATTTAAGAATCAATTTATAATCCGAAGGTATTGTCTGTTTATACTCAACCCTATCGGTATCATAACAATAACAACATAATGTGTAACTTTCCTTATGGACATCCATTCCTACATAAACTATACTATTCATTGATGACCTCCTATTGTATGTGGTAATCCCTGTTACCTATTATTCTTGACAAATAATATTTTACAGGTAAATCCACGAATCTACAATTGTGAGGTCACTTCATATTGTCTCCTGATCTATCCTATGTCTATTTGCTTGTACCTTATTTCTTTATTTTTATAGTTGCTCTGTTACACCCCTTTTTGCATTACTGTCACCACTTACTTCTAACTCTATTTTCTAATTACTTCAAATCAATATAGAACTGATTATCATCTTGCCACGTGAAGCTCTCAATTTCTCTATCTTCATATTCCAGAATGTGATCCTGATACCAATTCCCATGTGCAAGTACATGAAGCTCCTTATCACGAATCCATATGCTTGTATTATCATCAATTAAACTTAATTCAAAAATCTTTCCTATTGTCATATTTGATAACTTTCCATTCTTCTATTTTTTCATA